GTCCATTCATGTATACATGTCTGAACTAACTCTCGCACATCTTTACATTGGTCCCAATAGATTAGGACCTCATTCTCACTATCGTCATACTCACCGCATATATCAGGCGTATACCCTTTCCTCACATACCAAGCGGGGAGATACTTTTTACGTTTGTTGATACCGAATTGGTTCTTACACCAGCGTAATGCCATATTAGCGATACGCACAGAGGGCTCTCGTCCCAGATGTGCTATCGGGGTGTTTAGATAAATCATTTCATACTCATTTTGATAAATAAAAAGGACCAGCGCTCTCGTGCACTGGTCCATTAGTTGGATGCTTTAGTGTAAAGTAAATCGGAGAATAACCATTGATTAACGAGATGCAATACCAACATGGAGCGTAGGTAGGGTATCGAGCCCATCCTACGCTATAGGTTAACCGGCATTTTCACCGGCTATTGGATTACTTCACGGAAACCGTATCTGCAACTACTGCTGCAGTGGTATCAACTGAAACACTTACTGAATCAGTTTTCACTTGCTCACCCGATGTAGGGTTGCCACATGCTACCATACCAAATGTAATAGCGATTGCCATTGCACCGATTTTAGCTTTGTTAACGATTGTACTCAAACGCTTTGCGTTGTACATTGCCTTTGTGGTAAAGAAATCACGCTTTTGCTCACTTGTAGTGGTTGCTGCTGCGTTAAGGTTGTTAACCAATTCTGTTACCTGATACTCTACTTTTGACTTAATTGTCTTAGCCATAAAAACTGTTTTTGAACCCCTTTAATTATTAATTATAGAATTCCACAAAGGCGGGGCCGTTACCAATGCTTCATTCACTATTGTATATACAATATACGAAAACTTTTCGATATTGCCAAATTTATTATTGGTTATCAAAGAACTCACGGATGGAGTCATCGATACTGCATTCAATGTTATGGTTGTCGACGTTGATTGAATCCAATTGAATAGTAGATCCATCTAAACTAAACTCAGCGCTATCAGTATCTACAATATCGAAATCATTCATATTGCCGATTGTATCTTGCACGTGCTCAATCAGTGCGTTGATATCAAAATCCAGACCACCTTCGGTCTCAATACCTTCAATTAATTTAAGGACATCTTCCTTTGTGTAGATGCTGCTGATGTTGTTACTTACCAAATCGATTGCTGTTTGCTTTTGCATAATTGTTATTTTAAAATTGTTTAGTGGTCAGAACGGGACTCGAACCCGTAGCCTCGATGGTATAAGCATCTTGCGCTAACCAATTGCGCCATCTGACCGAAAGGGGCGCCTGATGTAGAAACAACGGAGCCGTTTAGTATATGAGTAAATAATTATTTATCAGTGTCCTCGGGCCTCATTGCTTTCGTATCACGGATGTTAGCATCCACAATAGTTTCCAAATCAGGCACCAATTCACTTAATTCTTTTGCTGCTTGCAACTCTTTGCGTTCGGATTTAGTTGATGCACGTTTAACGGCGTTGGTGAATGCTTTTACCAAAGATTCTTCACTTGCTTCAGCGTTAATGAACATGCGTACCGAATCTTCATCAACAAAGAAGCGTGGCTTATCAATGGATGGACCGGTTACTTCAAACACTTCATACTTGTGCCGGCCGGTACCAAAGTCATATACCTTTGTTTTCAATACTGCGTTATAACCACGCTTCAATCCTTTCAATGTTTTTACTTTCTTACTCATATTAATTATTTTATTGTTTTCAAACGGGCTT